CCTTATGGTGAAGATGCGGGCGGCTGGTTCGTCATAGTGTTTTGCACAGCACTCATCATATTATCAACCAATCCGGGGTTCTGCTTCATGACATCGTTCACGTTGGGCATGACCGATTTGAACATAGAATTGGTAAGATGGAACATCATCGCCGAACCTCCGAGCATCATTATGAGTTTAACCTCTGGGGCGACGTGCATCTTCGTTCGGTATTTCACGTATAGTTCCTCGAAAACCTCATCGTAATCATCTTGATTTTCCATGATATTCTCACTCCAACCATCGAGTTGAAGCTCGAATGGGTTGTAGCGTTTATTCATAAACTCGAGACCAGTCACACATGCGATGAGCATTCGTCTAGAAAATTTGATAGATTTATCTACATCTATGCTGTACGTAATACGCTTAACCTCGGTTCTGAGTTCATCTACGGGGGAATAAACGTTTAATCGCTTATTAATGGTAAAACCACGCTTTTCCAAACGTCCGAGCTTATTCACGAGATCGGCCTTTTCCTCATCGACCGTCTTATATCCGGGAGATGGCTTTTCTTCCTGCTCATCCATGGGACCACTATAATCGTACGACTCTTGTTGCTCTCCGCCATCGTATTCCCCGTAATCTATCGGTTCATCCATTTTCGGTGGGGGTGGATCATTTTGTTTCATAGGATTAGCGAACGTATCCATATCTTCCTGAAAAGCTACATGTTTACGGGGTGGTGCTTTATGAATCTGCGAAGCGTTTCCAGGCCGATGCATAACTTGAGGCTTGGGAAAATCTAATTGAATTTCGTCAAGTACAGCCTGTTCACTGTCGTCGAGTTTCATGATAGAACCTCCTCGATCGAGAGTGATTTCACCGTCCATTACTCTCTATATTGAAACTAATCTTTTCTCTTTAACGCACTTTATAAAAAAATGTCAGTAGACTATAAATGAAATTTAACAGCGTTAACCGCCGAACCATACGAACCATCCTCATCGTTCTCGCCCTTTTATTGGTCCTGTCCTTTTTCTACCCTCCCAAGACCAGCATGTTCCAGCCCACCCCAGTCACGGTCACCCCCGTTTCTGAGGAATCCATTCATAATCTCCCATCGACTGAGGAGTGCCTCGGCAACAGCGTTTACTCTACCAGCACTGGTGGTGTGTGCGGTGGTGGTAAGTTGGTCAGTGATCACGCCAACTATAAGATCGTCGATGGCATCGGACTTGCCTAGACTTTAATCTGAGTTAATATAAATGGCAGCTCAGCCAATTCTTTCAGATATTAATCATGAAATTCATACCGTCGTAGTTGATAGTACTGGCCCCGATTTTGTGGTACATTTACCTACACCTTTGGATAATGTCATCCAGGCTCAATTAGTTTCGGCCGTGTTTACTTCCGGTGAATCAGCACAGACAGCTATTCATATAGGTATTGAGGAACTTCGAACCTTCTTTTCACAGCGTGCGAAAGCTGATCTAGACTCGTCTGACGACAACCACTTAAACGGAGTTTTTGGAACCGTGGTCGGACCTCACGTTTCTCTCACTGGAGCTTCAACTGCGACTGCAGTTAAAGTAATTTCATTCAAAAATGAATATCCCATAAGCCAATATTATCATAATCCTATTCGAAAGTTAAGTCGTTTAACTTTTAATTTGGATAGAGAAAACGGAGATCCAGCTATTATGACAGCTTCGGTTTTAGTTTTCAAATTTGTTTGTAAAAATAAAAATTTAGGATGTTAGATTCCAGAGCGTCGCATACTCGTTAATTTAAAAATACTTTATAATAATAAGTATGTCTTCTGGAATCGTACAATTAATAGCTCTAGGTGCCCAAGATGAACACATCATGGGTGAACCTGAGATATCGTTTTTTACGTCCACCTTTAAAAGGCATTCTAACTTTTCACAGTCTATCGAAAAACAAACGATACAAGGATCTGTGAATGGTAATTCCATGTCGTCTATTCGGTTCGACCGAACTGGAGACCTCTTAGGATACACATATTTTACCATAGACGATGGTACCCAGGCTGTTGATTTACAAGACTGGGGCGAAGTCGTGAATAAGGTAGAATTATTAATTGGGGGTCAAGTTATTGATATTCAAGATCATAATTATACCGAAAAAATTGCTATTGATATGAACGCACAGAATGTGAGTAAGAGTTCTAACGGTGTACACCCCGGTGCATCTGCTCGGTCTTATTTTTACCCTTTGCGGTTTTTCTTTTGCGAAGGGCCTCAATCCGCGATTCCTCTCGTATCTTTACAATATCATCACGTTGAATTACGGATTTATTGGGGTCCAAATGCGGGAAACTATAACGTAGAAGCGTATTCAAATTATTATTATTTGGATAACGAAGAGCGTGGAATAATGGCTTCTCGTACTCACGATATTTTGATAACACAAGTTCAAAAAAATATAGCTTCTAGCGAATTAACCCAAGAACTTATTTTTAACCATCCAGTAAAATATATCGCATGCTCAAATACAAATATGGAAAGTACACTAACTTCCATAGATAATAAAATTAAAATTAGTATTAATGGAACAGATATAGGTATTTATAAATGGGCGAAACCACATTTCGTAGACGTGCAGAGCTATTATCATACAAATTTCGTGACATCCCCAGATTGTTTTGTACATTGTTTCTGTCTAAATACAAGTTCCCTACAGCCTACGGGTAGCTTAAACTTCAGTCGACTCGATAGTGTTAAAATACATAGCGAATCCAGACCTTTGATTGATCCTATATACGCAGTAAATTATAACATACTCAGAGTGAATAATGGGTGTGCGGGACTCATGTACGCAAATTAAAATCAGGAGTAATATTAAATGCCGAAGAACTTGAGTACCGTCGGTGGTGCCACGGAGCTTCGCTTCGGTAAGAATTGTAGAGAAGATCAGGCTGACAACTCTGTCGTCATTAACGCGAGTAATGATAAGATCGACGCAACGAAAGCGAGTGGCTTTTACCTGACACCTTTGGAAATAGCTGCCAATTTTGCCGAAGATGGTACGGATGCGTCGACTAATACGTTCGTGGCGTATAACCAAAGTACCAAACAATTATTTAGAACTCAAATACCTATGACCTTATCTGGTCTCTCGGGTGCAAATCCAAGTGCTGGCGGTGATTTAAATGTTTCCGGAGATCTCGTCGTCACTGGAAATATAACGTCTGCGGGGCAAATAGCTAATATTTCAGTTCAGAATACAGTGTTCAAAGATGGACTCATCGAACTCGGTCATGGAAACATAGCATCTGATATAACGATGGATCTGGGTCATGTCATGTCTCGACCCCAGGGTTCTTCAAACGTCGCGGCATTTTTTGACGAAGATGCGGGTAAGTATACTTTATGTTATACCGCGACCACAGCTACAAATGAAACTGAAGTTAATATAAAAACGGATGAAGATTTAGATGTTCATATTCAAGGTACTTTAACCACTACCGGTAATGTATCTGTCGGAAATTTAATATTAGATGATTCCCATTCAAATGTCATACAAGCGAGTGGAAACATATACACAACTGGTAATGTATACATAGAAGGAGGTCTCGTGACAAATTCGGGAAGTGTATCTAAAAAAACATATAGTCATAAAAATGATCTTAACAAGGGTACAAGCATAGCAGATGCTACGGTAACATTAACTTTTACACATCACTCATTTTACGCAAAAATTATAGCACAACTTTTCGATGATAACAATGAAGAAGTCAGTACTATGATTCTGGATATAGCTGGTGGTGAGAGAGGTGGTGGCGCTTCTTCTGGTACACATATAGCTATGGGACCTATGTCCATTTTTGGAAATGCGAGTACAAATCCATGGAGTTCGACAGTTGCGACAACTGGTCATACGATAGCCATCAAACCTTCTACAAGTATACCGTCTGGTGCTGGGGCTGAGGAAAATGGAAAATATTCCATTTTCGTAGAGTATATTTCACATGAATCAGATGGAAAACTTACATCTATAGAACGTCCGGCAGGAACAGGTGATGTAGTTAATTTTGGATATTAAATATACATTCTCTCCAAACGACCTATTCGTCGTTTGCAAAGATGTTTTTTATGTTATTAAAGTATAAGAATGTCAACTCCCACGAGCGTTCAAATCATTCCCGGAAATTTGGTTTTATCAGGGAACGTAGATACCAATGACACCTATAATACATTTTGTATTGATCGTGCTAATGGTAGAGTTGGTATAGGTCAAGGTTTAACCAGTCTTGTTACCGATAGTAATGATTCAAATGTTTTACAAATATCTGGGGAAGTGACAGCAACTAGATTTCATGGTGATGGTTCCCAACTTGCGGGACTTACCGATTCTAAATGGTTAGAAGATGATAACGATATCAATAATATATATTATTCAGCCGGTAATGTCGGAATTGGTGGGACGGGAACACCGAATGCAAATCTCGATGTGGTAGGATCTGCAAGGGTGAGTAATGCTGTCACAATAGGAACTACTAAAACATTCGTTGTGACGGTAGCTTCAGTTGGTGGTAGTAATAGATTTCATATCGACGGCGCGGATCGACATTCACTCGAACTTCACGAACATCAGACATACCTTTTCGACCTAACAGCTCCAGGGGTTGGACACCCTTTTAGACTGGCTAGGCTAGCTAACGGGGGAGATGGACAACCATTCGGTTCATTACCTGAGAGTGATTATACCACGGGTACAGACTACACGAGTGTTGCCAATCATTTGAAATTTACAGTCCCAGCGGGTGCCCCCACAACACTTTATTACTATTGTACACAACACCCCGGTATGGGGGCTGCGGTAAGTATCTCATCCGAAGCAGAACTCATCGTTTCGGGTCGTCTCGAGTCCACTGGGACAAGGGGTGTGTCATTAGGTGGTGGCACGACCGCCCAGAGACCGACGTACGCACCTCTGGGTACAATGCGGTTCAACTCAACAATTGGGTTCATGGAAGCGTATACGGAGTTTGGGTGGGGTACCCTCTCACCACCACCTTCTATTGTGAGTTTTTCACCAGCGGCTATCACCCTCGCCTTGGCATCAACCCAGGTATTCACGGTCACTGGTACGGGTTTTGTCAGTGGGTCGATTGTACAATTGGAAGGTGCCGATGGAACGTTATACGGCGTGGTCGATGTGACCGGACCGACCACCGATGGAACAGAAATGACTTTCAAACTGGGAGACTTGACCTCTGCTACAGCCCAGGTGGAGAATCAACCCTATAAAGTTAGGATTCTCAGTGCATCGGGTGTGTTATACCGCTTCAGTGCCGACACGATTGCGTTTTTACCACCCACAATCACAGGTGTATCACCTGCGAGTGTTCTCCTCGCGGATACAGCGACAGAGGTATTCACGGTCTCAGGGGCTTCTTTTGATACAGGACTGGCTATAAACCTCGTGGGTGCCGATGGAACCAATTATGGTGTGGTGGATAGAACATTCGTGAACGCGACAACAGCCACATTCAAAATAGGGGACTTATCCTCTGCTACAGCCCAAGTCGCAAATCGACCCTATAATGTTAAAGTCACAGGTACTGGTAGTCTCACTGCTACAAGTATCCAAACCATCAATTTCCCAGGCACCTCATGGACTTCCCCGGCGGCTGGGGCGACCTTAACCTTCGATACTAGTGCGTACGTGAGTCACATACTCGCGGGTACAGATGCTGTGGGGGGTACTTCCGGTAGGACATTCGAAGTAGTCGCCACTGGTAATGCTTTACCATCACCTCTCAGTCTCAATCCGAGTACAGGTGAGATCTCGGGTACTATCGGGGCAGAAAATCCTGGTACGAACGTAACATTTAGAGTGGTTGACGTCTCCGGTGCGTTCGTAGAAAGAACCTTCAATATTGAGGGATTGGCACCTCTCTACTCCTTTACCTCACCGTTCACGTTCACGAATGCTGGGAAGACGGGACGAACTGGCCCAACCCTCACTAACTTACAAAGTAGTAGTACTGGTTATGGTACTACTGGTTCGACAACTTGGGTTGGTAATCCTAATTATTTCTCTGTGAGCGGGGGAATCCAGAAATGGACCGTACCGGAGACGGGGACGTATCAGTTTGAGGTGTATGGGGCTGGTTCTTCTGGTTCAGTTGGTGGTGCTCGTATGAGAGGAGACTTCACATTGACCAAGGGTGAAATTATTAATATATTAGTTGGACAGAAATCAGTCGTCGGCAGCTCCGCGTCGGCCGGTGGAAACACACTCGGTTCAGCGGGGGGTGGAGGAACTTTTGTAGTACGTTCACCGTATAATACAACCGCATCAATCCTCGTAATCGCTGGTGGTGGGGCGGGTAGGGGAAAGGGTCAGTTTGTGTCCACAATTAATGCGGATGCAAAGGGGCAGCGCGCCGATGCCGAAGATGCTCAGACCTCGGCCGATGGGGATACAGGACCTGGTGCGACGGGTGGGAATGGTGGTGGAAATCTTGACAAAAAATGGGGCGGTGGG